TCTATTGGATTACAAAAATTTAGAACAGATATAAATCCTGTAGAGTATTATAAGTTTTCTCACGAGAGTGGTGACGAGAGTGAAAAATCTCACAAAATAATAAACAGCTATTTGAAAGAAACAAAATTATTGATTGGGCATAACATTAAGTTTGATTTGCAATGGCTACTAGAATGTGGTTTTGCATATGATGGGGCAGTCTATGACACAATGGTTGTTGAATATTTAATGGCTGGTGGGATAAAATGTGATTTGAAATTAGATGGCTGTTGTAGAAGACGAGAAATAAAAAGACCGGAAAAAGATTTAGTAAGTGACTATATGAACAAAGGAATAGATTTTCATAGCATCCCTTGGGGTATTGTGAAAAAATATGGTATTGCAGATATAGAGGCTACTAAATCCTTATCTGATTATCAGGTAGGGTTATTAAAAACATCTTATAAGGAGTTCTTGTAATGAGACCAATATATGAAACTGCAAAAGACAGAAAGATAGAACAGGCAATTATTAATGAATTATCTGATGCTTGGAAAATCTTTTATCAAAAATTACCGATTAAGCATAGACTTGATTTTGCATTATTAGACGATAGACGAAATGTTACTTCTTGGGCGGAAGTTAAACGAAGGGATAACGATTCAACTACATATGACACATATATGTTAAGTTTAGATAAATATATGAGTGGTATGAAATTGTTCAAATTAACAGGTTTACCATTTTATTTGGTGGTAAAATTTAGTGATGGTTTGTATTATTGTGAAGTAAGTTTGTTAAGCTACGCACAATTAACTATATCATTTGGTGGTAGAACTGACAGGGCGGATGCACAAGATGTTGAACCGTGTGTTTTTTTTGATACTAATCTTTTTAAAAAAGTTGTAAGTAAGGAATGACATTGATACCTACTTGTAAATTATCTCTTGAAGTCACAAGAGTGCTGACAGATATTGAATTAGCAGGGTTGAAGGTTAATAGAGATACTTTACAAAAAATTAAAGATGATTATACCAAAGAATATAATCAGTTAGAAAATGATTTGTTGTTAATTGGTAAAGAGGTTATGGGTGATACTCCATTTAATCTTAATAGTGCAGATGACAGGTCGGTCATTGTTTATTCTAGAAAAGTTAAGGATAAGAAAATGTGGAAGGGCTATTTTAATTTAGGTTCTGAAATGAGAGGTAATACTAGAAAAGCAAAGAGACGAATAATTCTCACAGATAATCAATTCAAACGAAGTGTAAAAAGTATGACACAGGTTCAAGCAATTACTATTGCACACAGATGTAATGAATGTAAAGGAACAGGTAGAGTTGCTAAAAAAAGAAAAGATGGAACTTATGGAACAGCAAGATATATATGTAAGAATTGTGATGGTAAAGGAATTTATTATGAAGCAACAAGAAAAGTTGCCGGTTTAAAGATAGGACCTCGTTCTGTATATGATGTATCTGTAAATGGTTTTAGAACAGATAGTGAAACTTTAAAAGAATTAACTTTAACTTGTAGTGATAAGGCAAAAGAATTTATAAAAAAATATATTAAGTATTCTGCTATAAAAACATATCTAAAAACTTTTGTTGAGGGTATAGAAAAATCATTAAATAAAAAAGATTTTATTCATCCACAATTTATGCAATGTATTACTGCTACAGGAAGGTTATCATCTCGTAGTCCAAACTTTCAAAATATGCCACGAGGTGTAACTTTTCCTGTTCGTAAGGCAATAGTAAGTCGCTTTCAGAATGGGTTGATATTAGAGGGTGATTATTCCCAATTAGAATTTAGAGTTGCAGGATTTTTAAGTAAGGATAAACAGGTGTATGATGATGTTGATAATAATGTTGATGTCCATAGTTATACTGCAGAAGTTATGGGTATTTCTAGACAAGATGCAAAAGCTCATACATTCAAACCTTTATATGGTGGAACACAGGGAACAGAAAAACAAAGAGAATACTATGGAAAGTTTAAAACTAAATACTCCGGTGTTGCTGAATGGCATAAGCAATTACAAGAAGAAGCCATCGCATACAAACGAATAAGATTACCTAGTGGTAGAGTCTATAAATTTCCATATGTTGAAAGAACTAGATATGGAACTGCATCTCACGCAACTTCTATAAAAAATTATCCGGTGCAGGGATTTGCAACTGCTGACCTTTTACCAATAGCACTTGTTAGGACACACAAAGCTATGAAAACATTAGGGTTGAAATCTTTAATTATAAATACGGTTCACGATAGTATTATTATTGATGTTCATCCGGATGAGAAAAAAGCTTGTATAATTGCACTCCAGCAAGGTATGTACTCACTAGTTCAAGAGTGTAAAAAGAGATACAACATAGAGTATGATATGCCAATAGGAACAGAATTGAAGATTGGTGAGGATTGGTTAAATTTAAAAGAAATAGTTTGACAATATCCTGTAGATAACCTATATTTTAATTATGACTGATAATAATGGTTCCGCTTTGCCTGCGGACTTAAGTAAGGTTTCAACAGCAGATTTGATGAAAATTACAGGGCAAGTTGATAGTGGTTCTGAAGAGAGTGGTTTACCTAGATTGTCTATAAACCACGCATCTGAAGATGATGAAGGTAATTCTTTACCTAGAGGATATTATGCAATTAAAAATCCTAAAACAGGTGAAGTTATTTTTGCTGAACAAGCATCTTTCAGACCATTTATCAGGTTATTTATGTATAGTGCTTGGGATAATGAAGCTGAAGCTTTTGGTTCTCAAACTGTGCAATTAAATACACTTAATGGCGTATTCTACGATTCTACTGGTGGTGAACGATGTGGTCGTTTAGCAAAAGCTGAAATGGATAAACTTGATGCAAACTCTCCGGAGTATGCTGTGCAAAAAAATGTGAAATGCAATCAAGTTATCTATGGTATAGCTGCCGCAAATGGTATAAATGCTAAAGGAGAAAAAGCATCTATCCAAAATATACCTGTTGTTTGGTATGTTAAGGGTGTGTCTTTTATTCCTGTTAGTAACTTTATTCGCAGTTTGAATAAACAAAAAAAACCTATGTGGGAAACCGTTATGCGACTAACTACTGCCAAGAATAAAAAAGGTGCTAACACTTTCTATGGGGCTATTGTTCAACACGAAGGAAATGCTCAATTTACTGCTGACGATAAAGCATTAATGGAGTTTTTCTTCAAAGGTATAAAGGGCTTTAATGACTCTATACTTAAAAAATATAGGGATGTTATAAAGTCTACTACTAAAGGTGTTGATAAAAGTTTAGGAGATAGTCTAGAGGGTGAATTGGCTACTAGTTAGAATACAATCCTACTTATTAGGAGCAAGCAGGGGGGAGAGTAAAATCTCTCCCGAGCTTGTTAAAGAATTTCAAGAACTTTGTGGTAAAGCATTAGACCGCCAATTCAATCAAAAGAGAGATGATTGGCGACTCCGAATGTCAGAAGTTGGTAAACCACTTTGTCAGCAAAAATTAAAGAAAAAAGGAGTAGAGCAGGAATACGAATATAATGCTGTTATGCGGTTTATTATTGGAGACTTGATAGAAGCATTAGCTATTGTTATTATGAAAGCTGCAGGTTTGAAGATACAGGAATTTCAAAAAGAAGTAAGTATGAAAATAGCAAATATTAATTTGCAGGGAACATATGATGTAAAAGTTGAAGATAAAATTTATGATGTAAAAACTGCCAGTCCATACGCATTTGATTCTAAATTTGGTGAGTGGGGTGGATATAACAAGGTAAAAGAAGATGATACATTTGGGTATATTGCTCAAGGGTATTCATATTCTCATGCTAGTCAATCAAAATTTGGTGGGTGGATTGCTATAAATAAATCAACAGGAGAATGGGCTATATGTGAAGCACCGGAAGAACAAGACCACGAAAAACTAAAAGCATTACAAATTGTAAAACATAATATAGAAAGTATTGATACAGAATTTAAGAAAGAATTTGATGACTATGCTGAAACATACAAACCTACATCTGGTCCATATAAGGGGGTAAAAAAAGAAAGTGGAAATAGGATTATGACCTATCCTTGTACTTTCTGTGGATATAAAAATCATTGTTGGGAAGATGCAGTTCTTGCTCCCAAAGTTACAAGCAGAGCAAAAAATCCTCCCTATATTTGGTATACAAAACTAAAAACTAGGGAAATAAAATAATGCCTGTTTTACTGCAAAGTAGTATTAATCAACACGACATATCAATAAATCAAGACACTATCTATGTCTACCTTGATAATGAACAGAAAAAGAGTGGTAGTGATTATGCTATATTAATGAGAAACTATTCCAATACCGTAGGTCTAGTGGTAAAAGAGAAACCATCTAATGCACAAAAAAGCTATTGGTCTGATGGAATATTTCCTAGTAAAAAAGAAATACTTGATGAAGGATTACAGAAGATACATAGACATTTGAGAAAAGGGGGGATTGTTGTACTGACCTGTGATTGGTCAGATGATGAAAACCTAGAGAAGTATTCATATAAAACCTATGATTATTTATTAGAATCTATAGGAACACTTAGAACGAGGTATAGTAAAACCATTGATTCGTAGCCATAAATTTAGATCCAATTTTGAATTGGGTGTTATGACAGCTGTTACTAGATATGGTGTAAAAGTTGAGTATGAAACACAGAAAATACAATATGTTTTGCCTCCTAAAACTTATACACCGGATTTCTATTTTCCAGAATATAATTTACATGTAGAGTGCAAGGGATTTTTAAAGATGGTAGATCGTAAAAAACATTTATTGATTAAGGAACAGCATCCCGAATTGGATATTAGGTTTGTGTTTGGCAGGGCAACTAATAAACTTTCTCCAAAAAGTAAAACAACATATGGAGGTTGGTGCAAAAAGAATGGATTCATATATGCAGAAAAATTTATACCAAAGGAGTGGTTCAATGAAAGAAATACTAAAGATATATCCTGATGAAAAGTTTATGAAAGCAGATGGTTTTGATGATTGTATTATAGGAGTGTCTCATAGATTTGGAGAACCTTTAGTACTTGCTTACGATGAAGGAAAAGTAATAAAAAAATTAATGAAAAGAGATAAGATGACAAGAGAAACTGCGTTGGAATTTTATACCTACAACATTATTGGTGCTTGGGTAGGTAAACAGACTCCTATTTTTATTGAAAGAATAAAGTAAAGATTATGAGAAAAAAATATGATAGAGTAAACTTAAAAAAAGATGCCGCAAAACTGTTGGGTTTAAAAAATGCAGCCTGTGGTATTATATTAGAGGCTCAAAGTGATGAGACATTTGCAATCAAGGCATTTGAAAGCCCTAAAGTATCACGAAAAAAAGCAGTACAAAATCGTGTCCCTACAAAAAAAGATGTAGAGAAACTGATGAAAACAATGCAACCTAATATGCATCTGATGCATCTACAAAGGGGGTTAATCTATTTGTTGTTAAAACATATGGATGTTATATATGAGGCTGCAGATAAATCTGTGGTAGAAAATTTTAGAGAAATTGAAGAAATGCTGAATACTCCTAAAAATAAAAAGGTAAAAGAAAAAAATAAAAATATAATATATGTTAATTTTGATAAGGACACAATACATTGACCACACACTTAATTATACCTGATGCTCATTGTATACCTAGTATTTCAAATGAAAGATTCACTTGGTTGGGGAAACTTGTAGCTGAGATACAGCCAGATGTTATTATTGATATTGGGGATTGGTGTGATATGGAAAGTTTGTGTTTTTATGATAAGGGTAAGATTCAGTTTGAAGGTAGGAGATACCAAAAAGATGTTACATGTGCACTTGATGCAAAGGAAAAATTTGAAAATGAGATTGCTAAAGTAAGCAAATATAAGCCCACAAAAATTGCTATTACGGGGAACCACGAACAAAGAATAGAAAGAGTTGCAGAAGAAACACCGGAATTAAAAGGTGTTCTTGATGTAGAAGATTTGGGATATTTGAAATATGAATGGAAATTGATACCCTACTTGACACCATATAACATAGATGGTATTCTATATGCACACTACTTTTCTACAGGTGTTATGGGTAAAGCAATGTCAGGTGAAAATGTAGGTGCCCGTTTAATTAAAAGCACATTTCAAAGTTGCACAATGGGTCACAGTCATAGACTCGATATTGCTACACGAACTAGAAAAGATGGAACAAGATTATGGGGATTAGTATGTGGGTGTTTTTTTGAACATTATTTGAAATATGCACAAACTGATAATAATGCTTGGTGGAGGGGTGTAATTTTAAAACGAGATGTTAAAAAAGGAAATTATAATCCTACTTTTATAAGTCTCGATGTTATTAAAAAGAGGTACAAATGAAAAAAGACAAACAAAATAAAGAGGATCAAAAATACGATCCAGTAAATAGACCAAAACACTACAATCAAGGTGGTGTTGAGGTATATGATTTTATAAAAAGTAATAAGTTTGGCTACGCACAGGGTAATGTAATAAAGTATGTCAGTCGCTATAGATACAAGGGGACACCCATACAAGACCTGTTAAAAGCTAGGTGGTATCTCAATAAATTAATTGAAGAAACTACACTTGAATTGTCTAACTTAAAAAAAGCTAGAGATGCAGAAGCAGAAGGTAAGGAAAAAGACGATAAAAAATAATGGAAAATATCTGTTATAGAAAACTATCCATAATACAGACAATTAGGATAGAGGAAAGACGAGTTCGTGTTCATGTCTGTTTTGATATACACCCTGTAAAATGGATGAAAAAAGAACCGAACTGTATACTTAGAATAAAAATTCATTCAGGAGGCAAGGCAACACATTCAGATCATATGTACGAAGATGAGTCAAATTTATTAACTTCAACTCTCAAGTACTCAAATGATCACATAAAGACCTTAAAGGACTTATATAAGGAAGTTCCTAGAAATAGGAGGAATGGCAAACCAGTAACTATACTGGGTGCTATTTGTAAACTTTTAATAAATGATTATTTTTTAGAGAAACCGTATGTACAACAAGCACGAAGCGACTATAGCTTCGATCAACTTCAAACTCAATTCT